GTTGGCCTTCGGGCTGTCCATATTGGCGAGATGTGAGGTTTTTCATGGCCGAGTATAAGGATCTTGCTGAACGTACAATTGCGACTTTTGTTCAGGCCGCTATTGGTGCCATGGGTACCAACAGCGTCATGGACTTAGGCATTGATAACTGGAAGATGATTGCTATGGCCGGTGTGTCAGCAGCAGTCGCAGTTCTCAAGGGCTGGGCCGCAAGTAAGTTCGGTGACCGTTCGCCGTCGATGATGTCCTGACGGGGAAGACCAAAAACTAACTGTTTCCGTATTACGGTTGCGGGTATCATCTAAGTGACTTGGGCACAAGCCCATAAGAGGTTGCTATGGATGACTCGCTGCGTAAATACTTGGAAGGTGCTGCGGATAATATTTCCAACGCACTGGAGGAAACGGGCACAGAAGTATCCGAGGACGTAGGTAATTCTGTCGTTGGTGTTGCCAAGAAAGCCACTGGCTTGATTGATCGCATCAAGGATAACATTGCCTACGTCCTTGGCTTGCCTGCTGCGATTTCTGGAGCCTTTGGTTTCATGTGGCAATCGTCAGGAGAAGAGGCTGCTCTCAATTATAAGGTTGAACAGTTGGAGCAGGCAGTAGCAGAAATAAAGGCCGAGAATGATCTTCTTGGCGGTGGGGCCAAAAACTTTTCGTTGGATATGAGCGGTGCGCCGGGTGGATCGGTGACCGTTATCATTGCCGCTACCGTGCTAGTTGTTCTAGTCGGCTTTCTTTTCTGGTACCAGAGTAAACGTAAACGGCGGTAAAGCCGTGAGACGGCTCGTTGCTATCCTGCTTGCAGGTGCCCTATTTTTCTTTGGGTGTGCTTCTCCTGCTGGAGAACCCAACGCTCCTACGCCAACGCTCTTTCCTCCTACGACCACTCTCGCTCCCCCCACAACTACCAATGTAGTTACAACGAGTGTCGCTCCTACTACCACCATTGCTTCAGTGGTTCTTGAAGAGGTTCCTCTGGCGGATTACGCCATTCCAGATTACACAACTGATGAAGACACCTTCTCATTTGAAAACTTTGGTGGTGGTGAGGCACCGGCAGACCTGACAGTAAACATGGCGCGTCGTCTGTATGGCGATAGTCAGGTTTGTTCAGATGTAACCGACGGTCAATGTACGCCGTATCCGGTGATTTTGCAGTTGATGTCACAGGCGAACAAGTCAATGCGTGGAGGATTGTGTGAGGGTCTGACCGTTCTGAGCCTGCGCCTTGCTGGGGATATCGCAACCCTTGCTGCTTTCCAGAATACGAAGACCGTTGCCGAACTCGTCAAGGCGGACCCAGCCCTCCTCTCCGAAATTGCTTACTGGTATGTAACCCAGTTCGCTATGGAGGTGCAGCAGGAAGCATCCTCCTATTTGGAGAAGTCCCCCAAAGAATTGGCAGAGGTTCTTCTCTACGACTTCTCCCAAGCAGAAAAGGGAAATGCCCATACTGGTTTCACAATTGGTATTTACAGCGAAATGGGGGGCCACGCGGTCACCCCTTATCGGGTGGAGGAAATGGCTGGGGGTTACCGGATTTATATCTACGATTCCAATTGGCCTAATGAAGAACGTTGGATCGATGTATCCAATGACGGCCAGTGGGTGTACGCCCTTGCTGCGACCAACCCCACGGAACAATCGGAGGCTTGGTCTGGCGGTACGGGGACGATGGAACTGACACCGATGCGTTCTCGGTCTGGTCCGTTTACATGCAGTTTCTGTCCTCAGGAAGAGGGGGAAGAGTCAGGGACGATGCTTACCGTTGCCGCTTCTGGTGATAAGCAGATGGCTCTGAAGATTGAAACTGAATCGGGCGATCGGCTGGGGTATTACGACGGTGCGTTTGTCAATGAGATTGAAGGTGCTACCTACCGTTATTTGATTTCAGGACCAAGCACCGCCGATCCGGTTCTTGTATTCCTTCCGCCGGGGGTGGAGACGTTCTCTGCTGATGTTGAGGAGATTGATGTTCCTGCTCCCGAAGTTGAAGAGTCAGTTTCCTCTGAAGACAGGGTTGAAGATATTGTAGAGGAAGAAACTGAACAAAGGTTTTCTTTGCTCGTTTTGAACGAAGAAAAGTCTGTTCAGATTGAGGCAGTAATAGTTGAAATAGTTGAAGAAATAGTTGAAGAAGAAGTTGAAGAAGAAGTTGAATCACTTCTTAGTTTCTCTGAAGAAGCAATTGAAATCGCAGAGATAGAAGAAGCAACTGTAGCGATTGCGGTTGACGCTCTAGAGGTTGAGATCGAACTGGAGGCCGGTCAGCAGATTGAAGTGGCTTTTGCTCCAGAACCGGAGCCAGAACTTGAGCAACCCGGTGTCACAATTCCTGAGTCTGAGCCAACCAGAGACTTCTTAGACATCGCCATTCAGGATGATGAGGGTGTGGTGCTGGCCGAGGTAGAGGTTGATATGACCGCTTATCGGGTTGTCGAACAGGTGTTCGATGAGCCGACTGTTACTATTCCGGATCGACCAGATGAGCCAGCAGTTACCTTGCCCCCTGCGCCAGAACCGGTAATCGTTCCCGTTGTTATCGAACTGTCGTTCGATGTAGAGGTCGGGGAAATAGTTCGGGAAGAAGTTGAGATTGAAGCGTGGGTTGCTTCGGATGCTGAGTATTTCCAAGCGGTTGCCGAGGACCGCATTGAAGAGGTGCTGGGTGCGTCCTACGTCGAAGAGATCGAATCGGTTGAGGCATGGGAAGCCCCTGAAATATTTGAAGAAGATGAAATAGATTTCGTTGAGATTCTTCTCAGTGTGGATGAAGAGTATTGGGAAGACGAGCAGTGGGAAGAAGTCGAATACGACGACGACTATTTTGAAGAAGAACAGGAATTGATGGACGACCTCTTTGGTGAGGCTGTCGATGTCGAAGAATTATTTGAAGAAGTTGAATCATTCATGGAGGAGGTCGAAGAGGAGCGCGTCGAATTCTTTGCCGAACATGAAGAGTTTGAGGAAGAGGAGTTTTGGGAAGCATACGAGGAAGAGCACTCCGAAGAGGAGTTCGCCTTTCGGGAGCCGGAACCCGAGGTAGAGGTAGTTGAAGAGGAGCCAGAGCCTGAGGTAGTAGAAGAGGAATCTGAGCCTGAGGTAGTAGAAGAGGAGCCAGAGCCTGAGGTAGTAGAAGAAGACCCTGAACCCGAGCCCGAGGTAGAGGAGCCAGAGTCAGAGCCGGAATCAGGCGAACCCGAGGAAGAGGAATGGGAGGAACTGACCGAGGAATGGACCGAGGAAGAGTGGGACGACTGGGATGACTTCCTCAACGACGACGACGAGCCAGAGCCAGAACCCGAACCGGAACCCGAACCGGAACCTGAGCCAGAGCCGGTTGAAGAATGGGATACTGAAGGGGACGACGAAGATTCGGAGGCAGAATGGCCCGAACCCGGTGACGAAGACTCAGAATCCGACGGCTCTATTCCTGAAACGGAAGAAGTGGATGAGGAGCAAGTGGATGAAACGGAGGTGCCTTCTGAAGAAATAGAAGAACCAGAGGTAGAAGAAGAGCCTGAGGTTGAAGAAGTTGAACCAGAAGTTGAACCAGAAGTTGAAGAAGAAGTTGAAGTGGAAGAGGAACCTGAGGTAGAAGAAGAACCGCCAACTACCACGACTACACCGCCGACTACGACCCTCCCCCCGCCGACTACGACCCTCCCCCCGCCGACCACGACAGTGCCGTCATGGGATCAATACGATGGGTGCCGCGGCACCTCGGCCTGTCAAGACCCGCCCGCAGGCTTCGGCACTTGGGAGGCTTACGACGCAGCCAACGACCCCGGCTATTACGACGACTTAGGAGAACCGCCGGTCGGGTTTGAAACGTGGCAAATTTTCATTGTTGAAGTAGAGGCTGGGACAGTTGACGCTGATGTGGCAGCCGAGGTTCTCCCCGAAGAAATGGCCGAAGAGTTCATCCCACCCCCGCCCCCAGTCTATGTCCCGACCGTCACGATGACGAATGTTGCCGTGTCGCTACAAGAAACGATCTCTACATCTACAGCAACCGCCCAGACGGGGACAGCAACCAGCACCGATGTCACCACTGCTGAGTCAGGGATTCTGACCCACAACAGCAACGACATGCACTGGCACTTAGACACAACAACGGTTACGACAACGGAAACAACGGTTACCAACACCCTCGTAGATACGACCACTGTGGTGGCACGCACAGGGGTGGATTTCGTGTCCTGTACCTATGTAGACGGCTACGAGAGCGGTTGTAGCACCCAGAGAACATGGGACGACCCGACGACGACAGCCACTGCTGGTGATCCCTACACAGAGGCCACCACGAGTACTGCGAGTACGAGCGCGACTGTGGGCACCGAGGAGGGCTGCGCTGAGGGCGGTTGGAGAGGCATGGGAGACTGGTGCATCGTCTCGTCTACTAGTCGCACTAACTATGACTATGTTCAGTTCACATTGGATGAACCT